TTCCATCGTGGACCTTCTCGGTCGATTAGGACTTCCCGCCCAGTATAATGTCTCCCCAGACCCTGACCTCACCGATGATGAAATCATCTTCTCATCAACCTTCTCCATGTCCTTCGGTGGAAACCAGGCTGTGGTCCTAATTGAAACCGAGGATGCCACATTTTTAACCTGGTTCGCTGATTCCATCCCCTCTCTTGAGGTCAAGCTCAGGGTTGCCGCTCACTACATGTACGCGGTCCAGGGGAATGGAGCCTTCAAGAACCTCATCCTGTAGCCAGGGAGCCGCTCTCAATGCCCCTCCGTCGCCCGCCCTCCTATAAAGGAAATAAATTTCATTACTTCATTTTGAATTTCGCTGACCCTCTGGCCTCACCAGACTACTGTTTCTGCAAACGCATCAACAGATGTATTTCCACAAACAGTACATCGATATCACCATATGTAGCTATGATTTTACTTACGTCACGTAGATATTATTATTGTCATAGAAAAAATTTACCATCTACAACAAACTCTGTTTCTCTCAGACTATCGACTGTTATATTACAAACAGCGTATCATGATAAAAATGTCTATCTATACACACACAAACTCTGTTTAAACAATACATCAGTCGATGTATTACAAACAGCGTATCATGATAAAAATGTCTATCTATACACCCCAAAGGACGTTTGAACAATATTCTTTTCGCTACCTACGAGGTGCTTTATGCCTGCCTTCAACCTACCCCCTGGCTGCCGCATCTGTGATCTTCCAGGATATTACGACTACCCCTGCGCGGTTTGTGGGAAGGACCTGGATGATTGCATCTGTCCCGAGTGCCCCGTCTGTGGACAGGTCGGGGATCCGGGTTGCTATGACAACCACGGTCTCGTCAGGACCCAGGAACAGGTGACATCGTTCAATGAAGCGGAAGCCAAGTTTGCTGAAAACCCCTACATTCCAGGAGACAACAGTGATCAACCCGATTAAGATTGGCACCATCACCTTGGAGAACAAGGTTCGGCTCCACGATCAGAGTTTCCAGATGGCGTGTGACTACATCATCGGAGACTACGAGCCTCAAACGGCCGATCTCATGGCCACCTTCAGCTCAGAGGGGTATTGCACTGATATCTTCTGGACGCTCAAGGGAACCATCGTCAAGGACTATTTCCCCACTGTTTTTGGTGGGGTTCAATTCCCCGGCTATGATACCCTGGCCAACGCTGGTCAGCCTTGCACGTATACCAGCTATGGTAACATCACGAGACTTCTCCTGGAGCGTCAGCTGGGTGATGCACGTTACCACGTCCGCCTTGACGAGGAGACCTTTATCACATTCTGGGTAAGTTTCAGTCGGGATTCCTTGACCCATGAAGGATACCACGGGCTTCATTCCATGATTGCCCATCTCTCAGTTCCCAAGAGCATCGAGCTCTTTCGCCTTGAAGAACAGAGCAAAGATTACCCAGGCGTCGTAATCTATCATGAAACCTTCCAGGAGCGTTGGGATCGTCTTCACCCCCTGGCTACGGAAAGTAAGTCCGAATAAACATTGTTTAAAAAAGTATTGTCCTGTGGAAACAGAAAGTGCTATAATATATACAAGGAGTTAGTTATGGGCCGAAGGATCGAGAAGACAGAATATCTTCCCGAACCCCTCATCTCGCGCCTCAAGATCTATTGCCGTGGTAATCTTATTTGGCTGTATCGAGAGCATGAGGAATTTAGGGGTCTAGGAATTCAGAACTTCTACGCAGCTCTTCGAGGTGATCCGATCACTGAAGAGAACACTAGGAGGTTCAGAGACCTGGATTACAAGCTCTCTGACACAGGAGCCTACAAGGCGACTGCGGCTCTCTTCAAGGATCCTAAATGAGCAGTAACACGCGAAGCTATAGAGCTGAACCGCGTGACGTGCTTACCCAGCAAGAAGTATCGGCAATACACCGGCACTTCAAGGGCAACAAGGAAGAGGTTTGCTGGCTCTTCGCACATAATACGCGGCTCCTTGATCCTCAGCTGTTTGACTATGAGATCAGGCAGTATCTTACCCTGCATGAGGGGCCACTCTATAAGATCAAGATGATGCGAGCCCAGATGAAGGATATTGGGATTGTCGTCACAGATGAAGACAGGACGGACCCTCGCGCATTTAGGTTGCGGCGCGAAATTAAAAAGGCCCCCCTGGACATCGAGACTATCAACGAGATCTACAGTCAGTTCGGCTCAGTCAATAAAGCGTTCTTGACGCTTTTTGGGCTGATGGAAGAAGAGGTTGGAAGAATCGTATTCCACCAAGCAATGCGAGGAGAAGAGATCCAGAAATACAAGGTGGATAGAATCAAAAAAGCCTTCGATCTCTACAAGGAGAAAGCAGAATGAGAGATGGCATCTTGATCACACTCGGTCGGCGATACCTCCTGGAGAGGTTGGCCAAATGCACCGAGGGGCAGGTAAACAAATTCAAGCAGATCTATGGCAGGAAATTCGGCCAGAGGTCCGTGGAACAGGCGCTTGCCATGACTGTCGAGGACGTCGTGGCCGAGATCGCTGAGAACAAGATCGAGTGGGCGATTCAGCAGGTCGAGACGACCTTGCAGGTGAACGCTAAGAAAGAAATCCAGGAGTAGCCGACGGAGGCTGCCATGCTCGTAGAAGATGTTCGCATCGTCCCGATAGCCATCGTGAGATTCTCTTCAGAAGAGATAGACACCCTGGCTAGAGCGGCAACACGTCAGATCGACAGCAAAAGCAAGGCGATGCTCTATGAGGGCGGCTTGATCTACACAATGGCCAGGGGACTGAAGGTTCACCTGACTGCGTCAGAACTCGCAGCATTGATCGAGGTCACCAAGCAGACTCACTGCATGATGGCTGACTACGACGTCCAAGTACTGCACGATGGACTGGTAAACCTCGTTCGCAGATTTGGACAAACCAACACATAGGAGATACCATGAAGCACGACACCATCCCCACTGGCCTGAAGCGTCCCAGCAAGGGCGCCCACAGCGTGAAGAACGACCATTCCGGCCACTACTTCCAGGAGGTGAAGCTCACTTCGCAGGGTGAGCACCGTGGCGGCAAGCGGCAGTTGCCTTACAAGCCCGGCTGCAAGCCCGCGGGGGATTAGCGTGGATATCACTGAAATCAAGGCCGGGGACCGCGTTCATCTGCGCGCGGTCCCAGAAGAGGGTTTCAAGGAAGAAGATGCCTTCGTAATTGACGTGGATACAGACACTGGAATATTGCTCTGTACTGACGTCATTGACGGGGAAACCTTTTTCGAGGTCGATATCAATCAGGTCGATCATATCGTCAAATAACTAGTTAGTAGCCCCCAGACATGGTCCGTGAAGTCCGGACCTTTTGGGGTAGACGCTGGACCATGGATTGGTCCACATAACTATGTAGAAAGGAGGAATCATGGCCCGTAGCAGTTAAAGGGGCTACACATCAAAGTGCCGAGGACGGGGGACATCAAATCCCAACCATGTAGTACTCATCTGCACGTCCCCCGTCTAATCTTCTTTAGGGAGAACATATGAGACTGAAATCCTACTCAAAACATTACACTCACCCCTGGACCACAGCACTGCGAAAAGGTGAGCCAGGGTTTGGTGGAATTGCCCCTTACAAATGCGATGATTGCGGGTTTATTTGGAATGAACCTGATCGCATCTTCAAGAGACATGGAACACAGGAACGAGGTGAGTGGATCGCGATTTGTCCGAAGTGCGGCCAGGGAAATACCACAGTGGAAGTTAACCTGAAAGATACAGAACATTCTTTCCGTGGACGGAGACATGTTTTATCCATTCTTTAGTTTCATGGCCCTGCCATTTGAGCTCTTCGTGCTCGACATGGCCGCCATGACCTCGCCTAGGCCCGAGAAGCCTGCGCGAGAAATTCCCGGGCATAGACAGGATGCCAGGGATCAAAGGTTCAAGGTCGATGAACAGGTGAAGGCACCGTCCTGACCTCCGGTAACTAAAAAATTCTCTCGTGTGGGAGCCACCGACACAAACCTGCCTCGGTGGCTCGTAGACAAGAGGTGCTCGATAGAAAGGAGAGCTTATGATGAGATTAACCGTGGCAGCCGTGCTGTCACTTTATGAGGTGTGCCATGGCAAATAGCCGTGCACTTAGCAGGCTCTATACGCGGGCGATAGTTGTCGTCACGTACAAGGACGGAAGTCAGAAGATGATTCTTCAGGACTTCGAAAAAGGAGACACTGAGAAGATCAATGACTTCTTTATCAAGACGGCGGCAAAGTATGATTCCGTCATCCCGAATACCGTCGTGACGCTTTCCTGCAGTTCAACCGAATGCTACGATCACAAGTCTCGCTGAAAGGGCGCACCATGACCAACCTCACAGAAGAACAGATCACTGTGGTTTTCAAGACTTGCCCGGAACCTAGCTTTACTTTTCTTAGAGATGTTCTTACAAACGGGGATAAGGAAGCCAAGGCTAACTTAAAATCCGTCGTTGTGGTTATGACGACCACAGCCTTCCTTGCGGCCAGCGCCAAGCGCATTAGGACGCAGATTCTTTCACATACTGACCACACATGCGAAGGGATCATCAACTTTCTATCCGACAATGAAGTACTGATTCCAACTGCAATTGAGCTGGAGCATCTGGTTCCCTTGTATGAGATGGTTGGGCACGAAAACAATGAAAATCTTATGGAGGCAATAACTAATCTAGTGTTCACCGCCTTGAGAATCGCCCGGGATTTTTGGCGGGATGAATTTCTCAAGCTGGCCTGTGAAAACGAGACTGTGAACTAACCCCACAACTAACCCCACAACTAACCCCGCAACTAACCCCGCAACTAAGAGGATCACAAATGACTCCCTTGACGAAAGAAGAACTTCATCGCGTCTTGAATACCGTTCCTGAACCAGCTCTTGGTTTCCTTAGGAAGGTTTTAACCAAAGAAGGAACCTGCCAACCAGATCCGATGAAGGAGATCATGGTTATCATGTCCCTCTCCGATTTACTCGTCACTTGTGCTGGGCGTCTCGAACAAAGGTTGCTGAAGGAGACCGATCTTTCCCTGGAGGCCGTCACAGCGAAGTTGAAAGATCGTAATTTCACAGTTCCAACCAAGGAGGAGATGGAGCTGATCACCCCCATGCTGGAGCTCGTTTGCTGCAGTGTAGAAACCGAGGCTGAGGTTAATGAGGTCATAGATCAATGTGCCCATTTAGCCTTCGATGTTTACCTTACGGCCTTGGATGTTTGGGTCAACGAACTTCTCAAGCTGGCCTGTGAAAATGAGACGGTGAACTAGCATGTTCGAACCGACGATCTTTCCAAGCTGGATGGGTGAAAATCCCCGCAAATGTGCCCCCTGGACTCCCGCCGAAGACGAACTCCTGAAAAAGGAATACGCCTACGGTATAGGAACCTCACGCATGTGTGCGGTCCATGGTCGGGATGCCGGTGGCATTGAATCACGTTTGCAGAAGTTGATCCCAGGTTACATGGAAGGGTGGCGACCGAGTCCTCTTCCGTGTGGTCGGGTGATCAATGCCAATAATGAAAAACTGGCCAGCCTCGAATCTCAGATTCAAAGGCTATCGTTCGAAATATCCAAGTTGAAGCGGAGATAAGCAATGAACCCGCTTCCAGATGACATGATCTGTGAGGCTGTTCGTCTTGAGATCTTACATCTCAGGCAGCGGGTCATCCTTGTTTCTAAAGATAATGAACCAGATCTCTCTCGCCAGCTTAATGTCAACCGATTTGACTATGCTGGCGGGAGAGATTTTATCCTTATGTTTACTGATCCAAGTGCTGATGATGCCACGCATGGTGCGTATGGCTCAACAGTAAGACCAGTGATCATGAGCAACAAGGATGATCGTTGGACAATTGAGACAGATTACGGTCAAACACGAACAAACTTCTTCCAGTATCATAGAGCAGCAGAATTGATGCCAGGGTCCGCGGTAATTAGGATCCTGGCATTTCAGTTTTTGCTGGCAATCATGAACTATTACTTCCATGCCGAAGATGAGGATCAGAAACCTTCTTGGTTCTTTGGTGAATGGGAACATACAATGGACAGAGGAGACTAACATGAAGATTCTAGCAAGGGTTGGTAACGGTTACATTGCCCAAGTTTCCCATGTTGAGCTCGAAAAGGTGCTCGATCGTTATTATGGGAAACTTCAACAATTGGAACCTCAGGAGGAAATCAATCTCGGGCAAGGGTATGATTTTCGATCAGATATCAAACAAGTTTGTGAGAAGATGATCGAGACTGAGAAAAGTTTTGGACAGGCACGGCAGACTCTCTACAACTTCGCTCAGGCAATGACTATGATGAACGAAGAGCTCAAGAAGCCGGACAAAAAATAGTTTAACAAAGAATTTTACTTTTATTCAATCAGGCACTATAATTGAATAGAGAGGTCAATAATGTCAAGGAAGTTCTTACTTGCTCACTTGAGTGAGAGGGGTCCAGGGATATTGATTGACGATCTTGTCTTAAAAGCGCGGCGATACAAGTTTCAAGAGAAAGAAGTGCGTGATACAATCGCCACGTTACGAATTGAGGGAGTTGTCGAACAGATCGGTCAATATCTGTGGCTCAAGAAAGGGGTCGCCGAATGTCTCGGGCTAACTTCAAGAAGAAAGAAGTATCGAATCCTATCCGACAGGTCGCGAGCTTCATAGTCCTTGGGATCCTGTCAGGAATTATCTTCATTTATGTGATGTTCGCCAGGGCCGCCTTGGTCGTCATTAAGAGAATGCGATGAGAAAAATCCTGTTTGATCTACTCTATATTATCGGACTATGGGTTCTTTTGGCACTCGTAGCAGGTGTTGTTACGCGAGTTACTGTAGAGATCTTCAAGGTTGGCTGGTCAATCGCCCTAGCCCATAAATGATATCCTAGAAGAAAGGGAAACACAATGTCTAGGAGTGTTTGTTTAGTTGACCTAATGAAAGCACACAAAAAGAGTAATCCGGCCATCCTAGAAGTCAACTCTCAAAGTCTAGGACATGTCGTTTTAAATACCCAAGAGTGTCACAAGTCAAAATACTTCTATAAACGGGCAGTTAACAATCACCCCACCGACACGCGCTGGTTTGTATGGCGGCGCGAAGACGATGGGGATCTTATTTTTCAGTCGGAACATAAGACAGAGGAACTTGCAGCAAAGGAGAGTCGACGGTTAAACGACTTGTGGACACTACGGCATGCTGATGTTCCTAATCCGTTCACTTGCTGTCGAGGTTTATGGATCCCAAATGAGCATAGGTGGGACCATTACTTTGGCTGTGTAAATCGCAAGGTGGGGTGAGAGTATGCGGCACGTGATACATCATTGCGATGACACTGAGTGCCTTATCTGCACTCATGATCTAACAAGTTGTGAAGTTTGTAAGGGAGTTGGAAAATTTCTCCCGTCAGAATGTCCTGGGGAACCACTTACAGAAGAACAAGAAACCAAGATCTTGAACCATGTGCTCGACTTCAAGAATGGATTCTGGTTCAATCCAAAATATCGTGGATACGTTGGGGCATGGGAAGTTGTCTCCCCCGGAATACAGTTCAAGACAACTGCTCAACGAGTTTTAGGTGCAATTTGGTTCAAGTCACGTGAAGAAATCTGGTGTGCTCAACGATACATAGATGATGCTACGGTTCATTATTTTCGTCTGCAGCGAGATGCGGAACTTTATGTCAAGGCTGTAGATGAAGAATCCAGGTTAATCGCCTTGGAGGCATGTCGTGCGTAATGATATGGACCCCCTGGACTATTCAATGCTGCTAGCTGCACAGCAACCCAAGCGGCGAGGGCACTGGCTACGAGATAAACCTTCTTGGACCCCAGGGAGGCTCGTAGCCATTGTTTTTGTAGGACTCATGCTAGCAATCATTAGCTACAATCTTATTTTGACGATCTTTGGTGTGCGATGAGAAACACAAATTTTTCCCGTATTGGAAAGAATTTGACCTGGACCTACTATGATGTAGTTGATGGAACAATTACGTGGACAGGTTGGGATGAGGATTTTTGGTGGAATAATATCGCTCATACCCAATCGTTTCACACTCAACTTGGAAGTAGCGGGAGAAGATATCGTTTAAATCCAAGAACGGGTATTGCGCATGTTGTTCTTGATAAGGCGACTACAAAAATCACCCAAAAAGAAATCACTATCATTGATGGTGAAGAACAGCGTTTAGTTATCAAAGTTGACGGATTTAAACTAAATGTTCATCATGGTTTACAAACTGTCAACGGTCTAGTTACAACAGTAGAGTCTACCGGTCAAAATCTAGTAGAGATTCTAGGCTGGGAAGGCATTCAAGATCCACACCATTTCATCACAGAAGATGAAGCCCTTCGCAGGCGACTGAACGCCTGGGACTAGAAAGGAGAACTAATGCTCGTGACTAACAGCTATTTCGAGCTGCAACCGAAGGAGCGTCTTAAGCTCAGTAATGAGGAATTTCAGGCCTACGTGGCCTATGAGTGCATGAGAGAAGGGATCAAAATCCCGACAAAACCAGAGGGGTTGCGTGAGGTGCCCGCAGAACCTGAAGTTCAACAGGAACAGTGCTTCAAGATTGTGGTGAATACCTACCACGATCTTGTGGGATTCACTGATGAAGCTGAGGCAAGGGCCTTTATGGCTTTCAAGTCGGTGGTTCGACTTGATACTGACTATTCAATAGGTGTGAGTTGTTTGCAGTTGGTTCCAGTAGAGACAAGATCTATTCAACCTGTAATGGCAATCACTAGTTCAGAACTCACAAGGGTCCGAGGTCAACTAAAAGAGCGCGCTGAGATCATCAAAACAAATCAAGAGCTTGAGGAAGCCTTCAAGGACGAACGTAAAGCCTATGATGATCTCGTGGAACGCATGAACGATGATTTCTACGAGTGGCAGAGAAACCAGGCTCATTATATCATCATCAAAAATACATTTGCGCGATATCTTGACATGGCCAAGGGGGACGCCGAAATTGCCACAGATTTTCTCCTTAAAATCTATTCCAGCAAAGATATTAATGCAGCCTACGAGTGGTTCAAGGACGATTGGGGTGTAGCAGCCCCCTGGAAACCTGAGGACACTTCTAGTGATTGTTTGTGATTCAACTGGAGGAATCATGGGATTCCCGGGAATGCTACTTGCAGAGAAAAACAACGAGATTACTGCCCTCCGTGCCCGTTGAAGGCTGATGTCCAGGAGGAGTCCACATGCACCGGATCAAGCAAGCCTTCCTATTTCTGAGCTACTGCCTCCTGATGGCACCCGTGTTCCCGCTTTTTGGGCTCGTGGGAGCAATCCGAATTCTACGCGGCAAGGCAACAGCATCCGTCGGACCCGATTGGTCTTTCAACTACACCAACACGCAGCCCAAGTGAGGCTGTCCATCTGGAGGAACCATTGAGCCCATTCACCTGGAATCTGTTCGGACGCATTGCCTACGCCCCGCACGATCGCCACGACATGCAGGAATACAACGGATGGTGGAGGCACCGCGCCTTCGGCATCTACACCTTCCACTACAAGACCACGCCCGGTTGGGTGTAGCTGTCCATCTGGAGGAACCATGGACGACTTCCACCAACTCCTGCTCCGCGCCCTGGAGAACGCCGGGTGCTTCACGCACACGCTTCAGGTTGATCCCGATGGCGAGAGCGGGCTTCTGCGGGTCACCGCGCCCGATGACAGCCTTCACTCCGTTCACTTCTACAACCCCGACAAATGATGTCCATCGGAGGACACATGCCATTTGAACTTCTTCCCGCCGTCGATGGCAGTGTCGCTTGCCTGACATGCGGGTGCGGTGCCCGGTCGGATCTACACGCGGACCGGACGATTGCGGTTGGATTTGGGACTGCCGGATATTCCAGGGACGGAGAAACCCTTTGGAATGAGAACGGGCAACCCGAGGATGAATTTCCCACCGTCCAGCAGGTCGAAGAACTCGCCGCGAAAGACCCTGATCACGACTGGCGCATTTTCTTCTTTGCGCCCCTCTATGATGCCGAATACCAGCGCCAGGGTGAGGGCAAATGGGTCCTCATCAAGAAGGGCGAGGGGTTCGCGTAACCGAATGTCCAGATGCGGGAGGCATCGTGATCTGCAAAACACCAACCGAAGTAATGCTCTTCAACGCCCTCAAGGCGAGCCAGGAGGCGCTGATCTCCATGCACGTCGATCCAGCCTGGATGCGCGAGCAGGTGGAGGCGGGGAAGTGCCCCGAGTGCGCCGAAGCCATCGAGCGAGTGGAGCCGCATCTGGGGCGCTACTACCGCACCCTCCACATCAACCACGAATTGCTCAGCCGTTGAGGCTGTCCAGGATGAGCCTGGGGAAAGGATTGACATGGACCACACCATCACCCGCTGGGAGGCGCTCAACCTCGGCATCAACCTCTGGCTGGACCGGGTTCTTCAGCGCCTCGTCTTTGTCTACTATGCTCTGCGCGACGTTCTGCACTGAGCATGTCCATCTGGAGGAAACATGAGCTTTGAACCGCGTTGCCGCCATGGAAACATCAGATCAGCGGAACCGTGCCGGGACTGTGACGAACGCGACGCCCTCCGTGCCCGCGTGGCGGAGCTGGAGCGAGGCATCAGCGCCATTGCATACCTCAACCCTGAACGGGCGACGATTCAAGAGGCGATTGAAATCGCCGCCCCACTCGTCAACCATCCGTGATTGTCCAAAACCATCCACCAAGGAGAACACCTTGAACCCTGAACTTTCAAAAGCCCTCACCGATCTAGCCCTACGTCTCGGGACCAGCGCAGACAAATTTTTCCCCATGCTCGTAGCCAAGGCGAAGCTGGACGCAACACTTGCAGTGTGGGGATTCGGCATCGGAGCGGTGCTCGGTTTCGCTGTGATCGCCCTGCTCATCTATGCGGTCATCAAGTGGGAGTGGGATGAGATCACCCTCGTGCCCCTCGCGATCACCGCCACGATCACGGTCATCTTCCTGTGCTGCTCAATCGGGAGCATTGGCGACTACCGATACCCCGAAGCGGCGGCGCTCCAGTCGCTCGTCCACTGCACTAACTGAGCATGTCCATCTGCACTACCCATCGCCCAGGAGGGCACATGAAAAAGCCCTTCGTCACGTTCCTCAGCCCAGGCACTTTCGTTCACGAGGAAACCACCCGCGAAATCGAATCGTGGAACACCGACAAGGCAATTGAAATGGCGCGTGGGATTCAGGAACGCCACGGCGCGACCCCTTTCGGGTTCTACTTCACCACCCGCACCAGGGGAGAGAACGACCTGGACAGCAAGGTAAGCGACCGCTCGAAGATGTTTTACCTGGGCGGCAAGGTCGAGACGCTGGAGGAAGTGATCTTGTCCAAAAAAAGGGGAAACCCCAGATGAAAGTCGTTTTTTGGCTGCACCACCAACCGTGGAACACAACCTACTGGTGCAACGGCAATCCAGCCGAAGATGCCCTCGCCTACTGCTATTTCGGCGCATGACCATCAACCCACGGGCGACTCAAGGATAAACCTACGCCTGTCACTAAACCTGAATAACGTCTTTGGGCAATAACGCCCATTTTGGAGGTCACATGATCATTACCCCGCAGGCATTTGCACTCACTATCGCTCTTCTTGCCGTAGCTTGTCTTGGCATCGGTATTATTGGCGGATTGTTTATCGCTCAGAAACACAAGACCGAGACAGCCAAGTTGACTGAGAATCTCAAGACTGAATACAAGGAACACCGCGCAGAAGTCGAGAAGTGGCTGAAGGAAGTCAAGGCAAAACTTACCTAACAGTCGGTTTGTTGAAGGGGGTGACGATCTTCGTCATCCCATTGAGCATACTCACTGAGGAGATAATGTGCAGATAATCTACGTAGCTCGAGGTATTGAATCCATAAGAGCAAATCTGGGACGAAGTCTAACCAAAGACGAGGGTGTAATTGTTTCTACTGTAAATGCAGTGGAACGTATAAAGGGACTAGGCGTCTACTGTATGGTTGTCCTATGTCCTAACTGGCAGCAACTTTTTACAGAATGTAAACCTGAGCTCAAAACAGAGTTTATGGCGCAACTCGCATTGTGTCAGCGGAACGGTACTCTGATTGTAAAGTTCGTTGAATTCATGTAACGGAGAAACGTAAATGCGAAAAGAAGAAGATCTCTATATGCTACGTGGTATGATCTCGTCCATGTCTCAGGATAAGCAGGAAAAAATCAAATCAGTAGCAGAACAACTTCGTACTGTAATAACATCAGCTGATGCACTTGATCTTGCTTCTGTTGCTCTGGCCCTTGTTGGGTTAGAAATAGCCACGGGGAAGTAAAATGCGACGCGTAAAGGTCTTCAAGTTCGACTATACTGCTCATTACATTGATAAACTTCCACCGCTAATCCTTGATACTGAAGGGGTATTTCACGGGTTTTCCATTGACTCGCAACAGGTCCCAGAAGGCATCATGACTATTCCTGTTGCCATTGTAGAACTTTCCGATGGTAGAATCATTCTACCTTATGCAGAACGTATTCAATTTATGGAGGAAAACGATGAGCAACGCCAGGGGTAGGGAGATCGATAATACCCACCTCAGTATCGATAATGCTGAGGAACGAGGATTCATCCACAGGGATTATATCGCTCATTGCCTGCGATGGACCCATGTCGCCAAATACCTTGGTCAGAGTGGGCGATACAAGTCTGTGAAGATCCTTGATGTTGGTTGTGGCAAAGAGATCCCCCTGGCTAAGCTGATGTATAGTTCTCGATTCATTCCAGTTGACGGGATCTATGTGGGCGTGGACTACAACAACCTTGAACTTCCTGAAATGTTCCATACTGGAAGATTTCCAATGAAATTGATCCAGCGTTGTATTTTTCCCGATGGACTCAAGTCTTTCATAGACAAGGGGGCTGTGCCGGCTGGATATGATGTGATCGTGTGCTTCGAGGTGTGCGAGCATGTTGAACCAGCCGGAACACTTGCGATCTTGAAAGGGATCCGGGAACATCTGACAGATGACGGGGTAGCTTTTATCTCGACACCTTGTTATGACGCCGAGACCGGTGCCGCCGCAAACCACGTCAATGAAATGACGCATCAGGCTTTTGGTGCGATGCTCGAAGCAGCAGGACTTAATATTGATCGCGTCTTTGGCACTTTTGCTTCGATGAAGGATTATCGCCCAGTAATGACTTCGGCTCAAACTGAGGTTTTTGAGCAACTTAAAGAATTCTACGACAGTAATTATTTGGCAACGATCATGGCCCCTCTTTTCCCGCGTCAAGCTAGAAATTGCTTGTGGGAGGTGAGACGAGGAAATGTCGGAGGGAAGTTTAAGTATCCGGATCTTCGACAGATGTCAGACCCACGAAATTCAAGTTCAGAACTGTGGTCTAAATTTATCGAACAGGGATGCTAATGTATGGGACTCGGCCAACCGCAATTGCTGGAGCTGTATTTGGCGGGCCGTTTATCAAGGGTGTCGCCGATGCAGGATTTGATGTCGTCGCTCAACTTGAATATGGGGACTATGGAGTTCGGACGTCCCAACTCAACTTCCCAAACCTCGAAATTCGTATCGGAAAGGAATCATGGCGGATTAGGGAGTTCGCAAATATTGATTTCATGTTCACAAACCCTCCATGCGCACCTTGGTCCACGGCTTCTGGCAATAAAGGCTGCCCTTGGCAGGAAGACTCGCGTCTTGACTACATCGAGGCGCTTATTGAAGCCGGCATTGCTATTGCACCTAAAGTGTGGTTGTGGGAAAGTGTCACGACCTGCTTTACAAAAGGACGTAGTTTCGTTGATGCAAAGGCAAAAGTCTGGATGGAGGCTGGGTACTACGTTTCAATCCTACTTCAGAACAATATGTATCTTGGAGCTCCACAAAACAGAAAACGTATGTTGTTCATCGCCCACAAAACGCCATTGATTTTTCCACCATTCACTCGTCCGCGAACAGTTGATGAAGTGCTTCAGGAAGTGGATTTGCTTGATGGAGAAATCAAGGCAAAGATGACAGGAAGAGGTTTTGATGAAGTTATCTGGGAAGAATCGGAAAAGCATGGCGGTAAGTTCCTTGCAGCTTACCAAGCTATTCCAGCACAACTTAAGACGGGGACGAAGCCTGGGTTCCTATCTCAGCGCTTACGTGGCGATGAGCCTTGTCCAGTGCTCTTTCCAATCAACGCATGGCACCCGCATCAACCTCGCAAACTAACCTACGGGGAACTTCTTGCGCTATGTGGGCTTCCTCAGAATTGGCAACTGGAATCTTATACTGAGTCCGCTATATCAGGCCTACTTTCAAGGTGCGTTTTGGCCCCTGTTGGGAAATGGATCGCCTTGGCAGTTAAAGCTGGACTTGATTGGGATGAACTTGATATGCCGCCTCAATATAACATCTACGATAAACGTCATTTGGAAGAAGGTGTTCTGGTATGATGGAACAAGTTGCTGAATTTCATAGGAAGTTCGGGTTTGAAACCCTTGATCAACCAGGATTCCTTCCTCCAGATCAAATGCAGGTTCGTCTAAACTTTCTACTTGAGGAACTTCTTGAACTTTCGGAAGCTTGTGGGTTTTATTACGAACCAAGCACCAATGGCGGGATGTTCAAACCTATAGGAAATGAGATGGCACAGATGGCGAATAGGGATCTCTATGAGGCCTTTGATGCCCTCCTGGATCTCGAATACGTCTGTTTAGGAACAGCCAATTTGATGGGATTCAATCAACAGTGCCCAACTGAGTCATCAAGGTGGTCAATCTGGCAAGAAGGATTTGCTCGGGTTCAGCGAGCCAATATGGCCAAGGTCCGGGTAGATAGAGTCGAGCAATCCAAACGAGGCACACTCTTCGATGTTCGTAAACCAGAGGGGTGGCAACCTCCATCATATGAAGATCTTTTCGAGGACAAATAGCATGCCATACGGGGTTCATCTAGGTATCAGAAAACCACTACAAAAGAATATCCCGTTTCACGGAGTAATCATCCTTGATGGTCCTGATGCAGTGGGCAAGACCACCCTGGCCCGAGCCATTCAAGCCCAGTGTGAAGGTTGTTGTAAGTATCTTCATCTTACCTACAAGTATCCTGAGCACATGTTCTTGTATCAGTTAGCTGCTCTTCATTGGGCGCATAAGTGGTCCTATTACGGGATTGTGATCATTGACAGACATTGGATGTCAGAAGGGATCTATGCCAATGTCTATCGTGGTGGATCAAAGTGGCCCCATATGGGACGAATGATGGATCGCGTATTCCAGGGGATGGGAGCAGTAAATGTTCTCTGTCTTCCTGAAGATCTCGATGCACATGAACGGCTCTTTAAAGAACTTAAGGGTCAAAGATTCGAGATGTATGCAGACATGGTGGGTGTCACAAAACGCTATATGAAATTCTGGGATGGTGATCCGAATATAACAGGTGCTGATTATACAGCCCAACTGACTCGACTTGGTGGTGTAAAAAATCGAGATGATTTCATGCGCTATTGCTATACAGAAAACGCTAGAAATGGCATCACGGTAGAAGAGTATGCTGGCATGTGCTTAGAAAAAACAGACGCTCGTAAACAAATGCAGCCAACCTTGACTACAAAGCGAGCAAGCACGTTGAATGGAGAAACTCAAGGCTATAACCACAATTTCGCAGGGTTTCTTGACACAGCTGAATGGCTCATCGTCGGAGACATGTGTAATCCGAAATATAGAACAATTCGTTATCCGTTTCTTGATTATTCGAATTCGTCTCTGTTTCTAGCTGAATGCTTCCACGAGATCGGGTTTGATGAAACACGAGCTGTCTATATTAACGTCAATGATTACTATGGTTCCATTGGCGTGACTGAAGCTCTTAAAAGGAAACCCAATCTCCGTGTCCTGTGTCTTGGAAATGACGCCCTCGACGGTGTGCAAACACGTTGTAGGAACTATCTACTTTCACTTGCCGTTTATCCGGAGATCTATAAAACCTGTCACCCAAGTTATGCAGCCCGATTCAATCAGCGAGAACTTCTCCTTCGCGATCTAAGCAACCTTCTTGGAGTGCGCCATGATGAACTTCGTAACTCACAACCCTTGGTATAGTACTTCTGAAATCTGGATTGGTCTTCTTAGACAGATCATGGCTGCAGGTAATCGTGTTAAGCCAAGGGGGAACACTACTCTTGAACTTTTAGGATGCCAGTCCATCATCTCTATGGCAAACCCAGTTGTTTTGGTGGCAGAACGGAAACTTGGGTATCATTTCATGGCAGCTGAAGCTGCCTGGATTATGAGTGGGGATAATCAGGTAAAGACCATGGCCCCGTATTCAAAGGAGATTGCAAAATTCTCTGATGATGGCGAAAGGTTCTTTGGCGCTTATGGGCCCAAGGTCATCGATCAACTGTCCTACATCATTCAGACGTTACGTAAAGATCCAGATTCTCGTCAAGCTGTAATGACAATTTGGCGCCCTACTCCGCCACAAACCAAGGATGTGCCTTGCACGATCTCAGCACAGTGGCTGATCAGGGATAGACGGCTGCATTGCTCCATGAATATGCGGTCGTCAGACGCCTGGCTGGGTGTTCCATATGATTGGTTCAACTTCAGTATGCTGTCGCTTGGCATTCTGGTTTCGTTGAATAATTATATGGATCAGAACAGTCTCTATGAGCTCGGATATCTTTATTTTTATGCAGCATCGCAACATCTTTATGAAGATAACTTTGATGCTGCATCAAGGATTGTTTCAGGCAATAACAACTTGAGATCAATTAGACCCGTAGCTTGGTCAGAGTTTAAAGACTACGCAGCGGTGGTCGAACATCTAAAGAATGCTGCGAACGGACACATTGATGATACTCGTCCGTCACGATGGCTTAGTGAGGTGATCTAATGAGGCCAACTCATGACGAATACTTCCTCGCAATGGCGCTTTTGGCTTCTACTCGTGGCACCTGCATTCGTCGTAGAGTCGGGTGTATTATTGTGGATGAAAGAAACCACGTATTGGCTACTGGTTACAACGGTCCTCCTTCTGGTTTTGTCCACTGTACTGACGCACCATGCAAAGGCGCAAACGCCCCAAGTGGGATGGGACTCGACACCTGTGAGGCAATCCATGCCGAACAAAATGCGCTCTTACAGTGTAAGGACGTTTTTGCAATCCAGACGGTTTACTGCACCGCGAGCCCATGCATCACCTGCGTCAAGCTCCTGCTCAACACTTCATGCCGGAGAATTTGTTTTGCCGAAGAATACCCTCATTCCGATGCCGAACGACTTTGGTTGCTTGCGGGTAGGGAGTGGGTTCATGTTGACTCATCCCCATATGAAATCATCTTGCGAAGATGAGTATGCTATATTGCATACAATGTGTGGTGAGGATGTCAGAATTCTCATAAATAAGGTTGCACGATGCAAGTATTGTGGATCCAAAATTGATCTTAAAAAAGATCATTGTAAACAATGCGGGGCACCCGTAAAGGAGAAGCAATGAACAATCGACGTGTAAAAGATCGACGAGTCAATGAAAAGTTGGCTTACCACGTTCGCACGGCCTTTCCTAAGATGGATCGAAGGTCCGAGATCAAGGCTGATCGCCGCGTGCGTAGGGGTAAGATGAGCCTTTTCAGGGCTCTTCTTGAACTCCCCCTTAGTGAGATTTGGTCCCGCTTGATTCTTAAAAAGGCTGTCTAATGAACCTTGGTCTATCTATGCCCAACTCTGATTGGGTAGCCCCAACTGTGTTTCCAGAGATTCGGGATGCACGACTCATTGGTCTTGACACCGAAACACGGGACCCTGACCTTCTCACAAAGGGTCCTTCGTGCAAACGTGGCGGTGGTTATATCATCGGAGTATCCATCGCGACAGATGATGGATTCAAAGGTTACTATCCGGTTCGTCACGAAGGCGGGGGAAATCTGGACGCCCCAAATGTTTTCGCATGGCTACGGGATCAATTGTCTGGAACTAATCCCAAGGTTGGAGCAAATATTATTTATGACCTAGAATGGCTCCAGACAGAAAATGTGCAAGTTGCCGGACCTGTCTATGATGTTCAAATAGCAGAACCACTGCTTGATGAGAATAAACGATCATATAAATTGGACGTTCTATCATTACAGTATTGCGGCGTTCACAAGACTGAAGACCTCCTCATAGAGGCGGCAAAGGCCATGGGAATACCTGAGAATAAAATCAAGGAGAACTTGTGGAGATTTCCAGCTAAGTATGTTGGTCCGTATGGTGAGGATGATGCAGCCTTAGCATTGCAAATATTTAACTTACAAATCCCTAAACTGAAGGACGAGGGTCTATGGGAAGTGTTTGAATTGGAATCACGCCTCACTAGACTCCTCCTGTCTATGAGGAATGTGGGTATACCCATTGACTTCAATAGAGGAGAGCAGATTCGGGAGAAGTTGGAGAAAGAACAAAAAGTTGAATTGGCAAAGATATGCAAGATGGCTGGTCGTGATGTAGATATTTGGTCAGGTCTTGATATCGCCAAGGCTTGTGACCGCCTTGGATTAGTCTACCCGCGAACGGCCGAAAAGATCAATGCAAAAGGGAAGGCATCCGGTGGAAATCCCAGTTTTGAGGCTGAGTGGCTCGAAGCGCAAGAAGAACCCTTCTTTAAAACTCTCCTCCTGGCTAGGCAACTTGATCGGGGTGGTGCTGTATTTATCCAGAAAAAGATCCTTGAGATGTCAGTGAATGGCCGTGTTTATTCCACATTTAGACAGGTAAGATCAGATGATGGAGGAACGAGGTCAGGACGCTTTGCGTCTGCTAACCCCAATATGGAACAGGTTCCTGCTCGTAATGAATATCTTGCCCCACTTATTCGGTCCATTTTTGTAAGTGAACCTGGAACGCAGTATGGGGTTTTTGACTATTCTCAGCAGGAGCCAAGGGTTACGGTCCATTACGCCTATCGTCGTGGATTTAGAGGCGCGGATGAAGCTCGTCGTCGATACATAGAGAATCCTGATACTGACTATCATCAGATGGTAGCTGATATGGTTGGAATAAAACGAAAGGATGCAAAAAGCCTAAACCTTGGACTGGCTTATGGCATGGGAAAAGATAAGATGGCTCAAAAACTGGGCCGTACAAAAAGTGAGACGATTCTACTATATAATCAATATCATGCTGGGGTCCCGTTCATCAAACTTCTTGGTGATGAATGTATGCGTGTAGCAAATGAACGAGGTTATGTTAAAACCATTTTGGGTCGTAAACGACGATTTGAGTTGTTTGGCCCTAAACAATGGACTGACGGTTGTGTTCCATTACCAAGAGAGGAGGCTCTGGAAAAATTTGGACCGCCAATTACCAGATACTTTATTCACAAGGCCATGAATTCAATCGTTCAAGGCACGTCAGCTGACATGGTTAAAAAAGCCATGCTCGATCTTTTTGATGCTGGATATATCATCTACAATACAATTCATGATGAAGTAAATTGTCCTATCGCAACTTTAGATGATGCTCGGACCGTCCGGGATATCATGCTAAATGCAATTAAACTCGAAGTCCCATTGAAGCTCGACGTGGAACTCGGGCCCAGTTGGGGCGAAGCCAAGGAGATTCAGTTATGACTGAAAGTAGAGTTGAACAGTACTATCGCGTGCGGCAGTCAACAAATGGGGTGATGGACTATCTTCTTGATCATGCACCGTCGAACGTGGCAAAGGATTGCTTCGATACCATGTCAGCCTGCATGCGTCCAAAGCAAGTTCTGATCCTTGACGAAGTTAACGTCACTGTGACAGATGAAGATGTACGAGTTGTCACGTCTTGCGAGACAATTGGTTTTTTGACCTACGCAAATTCTGAATCAGCGCAAAAGGCTCTGGCTCGTAAACAGACAGAACAGAAAGAAAAAGTCGCACGAAAGTCCCAACCCACCAAGAAAGGTAAGAAAGGCTAGTCATGAAGGTATTAACTGTTCTGATTGAAACCCCTGATGAACTCATCGATAAACATTTTGATGAAGTTGAGGCTCTAAGTGAGGCCTTGCTGATTTCATCTGATAGGGCGTCATACACAATTCGAGTACGAAATCCAGAGGGTAGGTCATGATTGTAAAAGATCAAGATCTCCTCGAACGTTACATTACTTTCCTGATAATGTATCAGGGAATTAGGGTCAGGGAACTGCGTGGAGAGCTCGTAAAAGATGATCCCGTGATTTTTGCTGATAGAATTTCAGGACTTAATCGTCTTGAAGATATCTTCAGAAAACAGAATCATTTGACGAGATATGAACTTCAGCAGATTACTGGGGTGGAGTTCCCGGAACAGGTTAGACGTATTCTTATCTTCCGTCACTCCTGGTCACCCTTGATGTTTCAGTATCTTCTTTCTACGTCAAATCCAACAAAGGAGCAGCTTTGTGGGCTCAGAAGCCTTGCGCAAACTCCATGTGATTACATCTATACTGGAATCATGTGGCCATTCATACATACACGAGATGGTAAAACTCGTGAAGACAATATCATTGATCATTTCTGGACGGTGCAGGAAAATTATCTTGAAACTGCGGAACTTATTCGTAATCTTTCGCAAGTCAAAAGTGTTCTCCTACATATCCAGGATAGATATCCACTCCTCGGGCCATTCAGAACCTATGAGGTGGTTACCTCGTTCTGCTATCTCCCTGAATTTCCATTCACATCCGATGATTTCTTTGTCATTGGTCCGGGTTCAAAGGCCATTGCGGAAGGACTTTTTGGTCATGCACCATCACACAAGGAGATGCTAGATCTTCGAGATGTCGTTCTAGGACGACTAATGGATGCAGAACAACTTGGTGCTTTCGACTTCAATGGTAACTCATTTGACCTCAAAGCTCTCGAGGACGGATTTTGTGAGTTTCGAAAATATGAAACCATGAAACAACTCTTTGAGAAGCCGCTCAAAGAACCCGATACGCGGGGCAAAGTAACTCATAAACCCATTCAAATTAACCCCTGGTCACTGACGTGGCCACTATAAGGAGCTTATATGGCCCTAATCATCGTTCAGAGTGATATTCAGGAAGGTCAGGAGGAGCTTGGAAAAGCTTTGATTGACGTTCTTGCAGCCAGGGGATACAACGCCCGTTATTGCGCTGTAATTTTTCAACGGCAGGACACAGGTGTTTTCACGGTAGACTCCGGCTATATTCCTCCTGAAGGAGCCGCCCCGCTTAGGTTTGCTGGAGCAAAACCAAGGACAACTGTAACTGCCAGTTACAATAAGGTGGAGCTAACCGAAAAAGTCATGAAAGTCATGCTCGAGCGAAAGAACACGTCGATGGTGGACATGTCCTATGCTCTCGGTATCAGTAACGAAGACTGGGCTGGACGAGCTCTTCGTGAAATCTTCACAGATCTCGAGCAGCGAGGTCTTATCTCAAAGCTTGGTGAAAAACGAGGCACACGTTATCTTCTCGTGGAGTCTACCCAGGCGCCGGAGACTTCTAATGACTAATGAATCTGATAAGGTGGAATTTCAACTGACCTTTAACCAGGATACACTTCCAAACAAGACAGTTTCGATCCCAATGGCCAATGAGGAAGATCGAAAGGAAGGGTGGACTCTCGACTACGATTTCATCCAGCAACTTGCTGAAAAGGCTCGCCAGTATGGCGGATATACCCCCGGTCTTGAAGAGACAGAATCAGTTTTGTTGGCTCTTTTCGATATCGAGTGGACCGCTGAAGGCAAGGTTCCCGATGACCCGGATGCTTGAGTCTCAATTCTGGAACCTGGCAAAAGGACATTTCCCAGGGATTTCGGAACGTATTGAGAACGTGGCAGGTAATGGCACCCCTGATGTGCATAACTGCACTGAGGGGGTGGTTACCTGGATTGAAACAAAGTCAATCGATCGACTTGAACTTCTCGATACAGAAAAACCTGGATTAAAGGCTAGCCAGCGGAACTGGCATCTTAGATACCACAAGCATGGGGGTCGGGTTTTTATCCTCACGCGTGTCCACGATGATATCTACGTTCACACGTACGACACGCGAGGTTTTACCCGTCTATTCAAGACAAGTAAACCGTTTGATTGGGAAGGTCTCGTGGAAATTCTTTTTAAACAAACTATATTTACAAATGAAAAACCTGGACTATAATTATTATAGAGAAAGGAGAGTGATATGGCGGTCTATGTAGTCCAGGAAGCCCCAGGCAAAAATATCTTATCAGCCGAAGCTTATGGGCCGCTAGTTGCCCTTCTCCCAAGTATGATGCAGATCGTGGTTTCAGCCACTGAGGCAATAGAGATTCTTAATAAAAAGTTGAGAACCTTTTCAGATCAGGATTATCTCCTAGCAATTGGTGATCCTGTGGCCATTGGCCTAGCATCTGCTATTGCAGCCCATTATAACGGGGGAAGGGTAAAGTTTCTTAAGTGGGATCGAGTTGAAACACGCTACTACGTGGTTCATACTAACATATCTTCCTAGAAAGGAGATTTTATGGAAGTGATCCTGTATAAGGCAAAAAAGCCTTTGAAACCAGGCTATACTTCTGTCCCGTGTTTTAATGCAAGACAACAGCTGGTCGGCTTTGTCTATGTAAGGGCGGAAGCAATTGACGCGGGGAGTCTTACAAGGGCTCTCGACAAAGCAAAACCAAAAAGAGGTGAAGTCGTCCTCAACACTGCGGAGATGTCATGACAGAAGATCTTTTGAAGGAAATGATGGGAGATTCAGACCATCTCATGGATACTGCTGCGGCTTCTGCGGCCATGGGAGGTCTTGATGAAGTTTCCCGATTGGCTTTTGAGCAGATTGCACTTGAAGATCAGCTTGAAAATCTGGCTCTAACTATGAAGGAGTTGACTGATAAACTCACATTGATTTCTCAGACAAAACTCCCGCAGGCCATGCAAAGTGTAGGGATAAATAAATTCACGACAAAGGATGGTTTCTCTATCGAAGTGAAACCTTTCTATAATGCCTCGATCAGGGATGATAACCAGGAGGCCTGTTTTACGTGGCTCAAGCAGACTGGTCACGATGACATCATCAAAAATGAGGTGAAAACGTCCTTTGGACGGGGTGAAGAAGCCCTTGCCATGAAGGTTGTTGAAACCCTTAACAGCATGCATATTCCTTGCACCAACAAAAAATCGGTGCATCCCCAGACTCTCTCTGCCTTCGTGCGGGAGCAGGTTGAGTCTGGTAACCCTGACTTCCCGCTCGAAACCTTCCACGTCTTTATCGGACAGAAGGCAAAAATCAAGAGGAGCAAGTGATGACGAAATCCGCGACAAGTGAAGAAACCCAGCTCAACAAAAAGGAAGAAGGCGGCGTTGTCTCGGCAGAAATGCTTGAGATGATGGGAGCTGACGCTGGCCAAGGGTTTGAGAACGTCAACATCAAGGATGTGGCGATCCCGTTCATCGCTATTCTCCAGGCCCTCAGTCCGCAGATCAAGAAGGGTTCTCCGGCAAAGATTGAGGGTGCGGAAGAAGGTTTTCTCTTCCATACTGTCAAGCAGCAGTATCTCGACCCCACGAAGGTTCACATTCGTATCGTGAACTGCGGTTTCCAGAAGCGGTGGGTTGAGTGGAAGCCCCGGGATACGGGAGGTGGGTTCGTTGCCACACACCTGACGGACCAGATTCTTCATCAGTGCGTCAAGGATGACAAGGGCAAATATCACACCAAGAGCGGCAATCTCATCGTCGAAACGGCCTACCACTTCGTTCTCCTCGTTGGAGACGATGGTTCGTTCGAGCAGGCCGTTATCTCCATGGCGAGCACGCAACTGAAGAACAGCCGGCGTCTCATGTCCCAGCTCATGGCCCTCAAGCTCGAGTTCGGTGGCCGTAAGGTGGATGCACCGATGTTCTCTCATACCTTCGATGTCAATACCAAGGTTGAGAGCAAGGCGGACAACACCTGGTATGGATGGGACCTGACCAAACCTACCTTGATAACGGATCCCAATCTTTACAAGGCGGCCAAGAAGTTTCATGAGCTCGTCAAGGATGGTCTCGACCTCACTCCTCCGGCTGATGATCAGGTCGAAGCGACAAGTGTCTCTGAGGTCACGGACTACTAGGTCGGACTCGTTACGCGGGACTGGGGTAAAACTCATAAAGATCCCGTGACTGAGCGACGTTATGCACCCGGCATGACCGGCGGATCGATGGCCCACCGAAGTTTCAGTCGATCTGACAGAGGGGAAAGAATCCCTCGCACTTCAATAACACCGCAGGAATTCCTATAACCCGTCCAGTTTTGAAGATGGTCTCTAGGAATCAATGTGGAACTGGGGCGGAATACGAGAGGCCAGCAGTAGGTCATAGGGAGCTGAGATCCTGCACTCTTCCGCCCCACGCCTTTGTTTAAAAATTCGTGTGAGGTCATCGTGTCCTACGTCTCAAGCTTCATGAGTCTTTTTAAGGGATTGGATCGAGCTTATGGAACATACGATGTCTCCGGTCCTAAAGATGGCTCAAGCAAACTAGTTGGAAAAGCAGTAACGATGGCAAAACCAGTGACTGAAAAGTTGTGGGAACGTCATCTTAATGGTGATCAGGGTATTGGTATCGTCCCAATCGATGATGAAGGAAAGTCATGGTTCGGTGCCATTGACATTGACGTATATAACGGCCTCGATCTTCAAGAGATCGCATTAAAAATTTACGACTTCAAACTCCCCCTGGTTCCGATTAGATCGAAGTCAGGGGGTTGTCATCTTTATTTGTTTTTGAGTGAACCTGTATCATCTACTCTTGTTCAGAGGAAGTTGCGTGAATTTGCCGCAGCCCTAGGTTATGGTTCAGCAGAGGTCTTCCCTAAGCAAACTCGCCTGTTGACCGAGCGCGGTGACGCTGGCAACTGGATCAATATGCCCTATTTTGGGATGAATATAACAGAACGGTGGGCAATCAAGCGTACCGGGGAAAGGATGTCAATTGATGAATTCATCGAAACTGCAGAATCTATGCGAATTACAGGCGCAGACCTCGAGCAAGCTGGCCTGTCAGTTGCAGAAGATCTTGTTGATGGTCCACCGTGCCTCGAACACCTCCTCGCCCATGGACTGCCAGCAGGAACACGAAACGATGGACTCTTCAATATTGGAGTCTTCTTACGAAAAGCCTTCCCGGATAACTGGGAAGTGATGCTTGAGGATTATAACACGAAGTATCTATCTCCGCCACTTTCAGCTTCTGAGGTGATCTCGATTCAACGATCATTGGAGAAGAAAGAGTATGTCTACACGTGTCACAAGCCGCCGATTAAAGCTCACTGTCAAGCTTCAAAATGCCGCCTGCGTCGGTATGGTGTCGGTCCTTCACAGGGAATGCCTGTTCTCGCGGGCCTCACAAAGTATGATAGCCAGCCGCCGATTTGGTTCTTGGACGTTGATGGAGGCGGACGGATTGAGTTGTCTACGGAGGACCTACAAAACCAGATTAGGTTTCAACGTCGCTGCATGGATACTCTTAATATAATGACGCCACTGCAACAGAAGCAGGTGTGGCAATCCATAGTTCAGAATCTTCTTGAAAGTGTTGTTGTAATTGAGGTGCCAGCTGATGCGACTCCAATTGGACAGCTACTCGAACAACTCGAGCGATTTTGCTGTGGACGAGTTCAAGCACGGAATAAGGATGAAATGCTTCTCGGTAAACCTTGGAAGAACGAAGGGAGACATTATTTCCGCTTGGCCGATTTTATCGCTTACCTGGAGAGACAAAAACTACAACATCCGGGGTTACATCGTGTCACTGCTATTCTAAAAGATAACGGGGCAGAACACCACTTTTTCAATCTGAAGGGAAAGGGAACAAATTGCTGGTCAGTTCCTGAGTATACGGAACAAACTAGTTCACATGAGCCTTTACAAATGGAGATGGAACGTGAGTTCTAATCCATTCCAACTTAAACCCGGTCAGAAGTGTGGTGATTGCCACTTCTTTGAATTGTTCTGTGAATCAAAACTAAATTGCGAGGCTTTCGAAACTGAATGCAATTGGGCACCACCACGCTGGATGGAAAACAGAAGAAACTACTCGCTCAAGAAAGGAGAGCAAGATGTCCCAAATATACTATCGTCTTAGAGAACAACTCGAATTTCCCTCTGAGATGAAGATAATCGCAGACACCTTTAAAGTTATAAAGGAAACCCCAAAAGGTGCTTGGATAGTGTCTGACAGATACACCAATGGAAAGAAACATTTTGTCCTTAATGGGAGTGGTAAACGATTTGCTTATCCTGATCTTGATGCCGCCATAGCTTCATTTAAACAAAGAAAGATTAGGCAAATTCAACTCCTTGAGAACCAACTCATTATTGCAAGAGCTGCTTTAAAGGGAGTAAAAGCTGAAGATTTTAAGGTCAACCAAACATTCGAAGATGAGACACTAGGCATATTCGTGGAGTATTAAAATGAAGATCGAAATTGAAATCCCAAACGGACTAAACAAGGATACTGTAATCCTCGTTCAGCGTTTTGCTGAAGAAATGGCCTTCAAGCTTCGTAAAGCTGAACAGAAGTACGGTTATACGAATAAATGGAAACACGACGACTGGTCTAATGAGTGCTTCGATAGTATGATTACCCACCTATTCAAGGGAGATCCTACAGATGTGGCCATCTACTGTGCCTTTATGTGGTATCATAATTGGAGTACAACCCCTCGAATCGTTACTTCACTTGTGCGCAAATGACCCTTCAGATCATCCTCGGTCCCCCTGGCACAGGCAAAACAACCACACTCCTGAATCTACTTGAAGAGCATCTAGCCAAGGGGGTGCATCCTAGTAAAATTGGCTTCATCAGCTTTACAAGAAAGGCGGCGTATGAGGGTAGAGATCGTGCCATTGAGAGGTTTGGGTTTCTCGAGGAAGAAACGCCGTATTTCAGGACGCTTCATTCACTTGCATTCAGACAACTGGGACTTTCACATACTCAGCTCATGCAAAAAGCCCATTATCTTGAAATTGCGGATAAGCTGGGAATCGAACTCACGGCCCACCTCGACTTTACAGAGGGATCTGCCTATGGGACGCTTCCCGGGGATTTTCTTATCTTCATCGAGGGATTATCGCGCCTTCGGAGAGTCTCTCTTCGGCAACAATGGGAAGAAATGAACGATGATCGAGTAGATTGGTATGAGCTTGAACTCGTTGCTCAGTCACTTCGAAACTACAAAAAAGAGAACATGTTGTATGACTTCACGGATACACTTACAAGATGCTATGAAGAAGGCGCTTTGCCGCGTCTTGATGTCCTGTTTGTTGATGAAGTCCAGGATTTTTCTCCTTTGCAGTGGCTCCTCATCGAACGACTTATTTCTACTAGTGGGGTGTCTTACCTCGCCGGAGATGATGATCAGGCGATATTCAGTTGGGCGGGAGCTGACGTTAAACACTTCATTGAACTTGCTGGAGATAGAGTCGTCCTCCAACAGTCCCATCGAATACCTAAAGTGGTACACGATAAAGCAATGGAAATCGCGGGGAATATCTCGCATCGCTCGGAAAAGGTGTTTAAACCACGAGACCTGATCGGCTCACTCTCCTACCACCTTGATGTAGAGAGTATTGACCTATCAAACGGGGAGTGGTTGTGCCTTGCGCGTTCCAGGAGGCAACTCTACGCGTATGAGCAAGTTTGTAAGCAGATGGGTTATCATTACGCGATCTTTGATAGATCTCCAGCTTATTCAGATGAATATTATGGGATCAAAACTTTAGAGCGACTGATGAATGGCTCAGAGGTCCGTGTAGATCAAGCCAGGAATGTTTTGGCACTCTGCTCGAAAGCGAACTCAAAAGCCCTTAAAAATATCGATGATGAATCAAATGTCGGATTAACGTGGCTCAATACGAATTGCTCGCTTCCAATCCCTAGAGATTGGACAAGCTGGGACAAGGTCCTGGATAAGATCCACATTGATGACGCTGAATATTTTCAGTTGGCTTTTGATCGAGGAGAGAAACTCGATGAAAAGCCTCGGGTTCGTCTATCAACTATACATGGAATTAAGGGAGGTGAAGCAGATAACGTTGCAATCTTAACTGACATATATTCTCGGGTATATGACGGGATGATACAAAATCCGGATGATGAACATCGAGTCTTCTACGTTGGTGTGACTCGAGCTAAGGAAATGTTGCATATTGTACAACCACATTCGATGAGGTTTTACGAACTATGAGCATCTTTGATCAACCTTCATCCCCTGTTATCACGCGGACCATTGATCCAGATGAATACAGTTTCAACTATCAGCCTTTTGCACACCAGTTGAAAGCCCTCAGTCGTAGCCAGGGGTTGCGTGAATTTGCCTTGTTCATGGAAATGGGAACTGGTAAATCTAAGGTCTTTATTGATGAGATTGCCTGGTTATATGGGAAGGGATTGATTGATGCTGTAATTATCTGGGCCAATAAAGGTTGCTACAAGAACTGGGTAAACGCTGAGTTCCCAGTGCATCTTCCAGCCCATATTCCGTATCAGATGACTTATTGGGATTCGGCTGCTTCTACGACTCTTCAGGCTAGTTATGTGAAGTTGATGAAACCCTTCACAGGTCTTAAGATCCTGGTTATGAATATAGAAGCCCTAGCCTATGAAAAGGCAACCAGGTTTGCAACGGCCTTTTGTAAGGCGCATAGGGTTTATGGGGTTGTGGATGAATCGACGTCAATTAAGAATCGTAAAGCGAAACGGACGATTTCTGTTGTTGAGATCGGTTCCTATTGCAAATATCGCCGTATTGCTACTGGTTCTCCCGTCACGAACAATCCACTTGACCTATACAGTCAAGCTGCTTTCCTTGGAACTCACATTCTTGGATTCTCATCATTCTATGCATTTCGGGCCAGGTATGCTGAGATGGTGCAGATTACATTGGGTTCCAGATCTTTTAAAAAGGTTAAGCAGTTCCAACACCTCGATGAATTGACGCGGAAGATTCAACCTTGGTCATTCCGTGTTTTGAAACAAGACTGTCTAGATCTTCCTGAAAAGATCTATGAGTATCGTGAAGTCGAGTTGACGGATGAACAAAAACGAGCCTATGCCACGATGAAGAAATCTGCATTTGCAGAACTCGATGGATCGTTTGCGACTGTTCAGTTGGCTTTGACAAAGATTCTTCGCCTACATCAGATTGTATGTGGGAACCTTAAAGATGACGATGGGGTAAACCATGCCCTCCCGAATAATCGTATCGCGGTACTTCTCGATACCATTGAAGAAGGTTCTGGAAAATTCATTATATATGCTACATATATTCATGATCTTCAGGCTATCATTGCGAGTTTGTCGGAAGAATATGGAAAGCAGTCTGTCGTGGGATATTACGGCGAAACTAGTAAAGTCGATCGTGATATTGCAGTCCAGCGGTTTCAATCAGATCCTGAGTGTAGGTTCTTTGTCGCCAATCGTACTGGAGCATATGGCCTTACGCTTACAGCGGCAGAAACGGTTATCTACTACTCCAATGACTACAACCTGGAAGTTCGATTGCAAGGTGAGGACAGGGCGCATCGTATTGGGCAAAGGCATAACGTCACATACATTGACCTGATTTGTCGTGGAACTGTCGATGAAAAAATTATCAACGCTCTACGCAATAAAAAAATAATCGCCGATTTGGTTAACGGCGATGGGTGGCGAGAGTGGATTGCTTGCTAATAATTTACCGGTAACAAACGACACATCTCATAGATGTGATTCAAATTTGTTCTGATTCTAACGATAAATTTGTATGTTGATCCAGGGACTCCTCCCTGGATTTTTTGTATGATTTTATGATGATGAGTGGGGTCAATTTGTGAAGGTCCACAGAGCATACATTCGGGGTTTGGATCTTCACCATTATATAGCTGAATCAATACACCGTGCTCAATAATTGATTCAGATCTGTTCAATGGACCTAGGGTAGCGAAGTTAAATTGTACTACGATCTGTTCATCTGGGGCCTTTTTGCATAGCGAAAGGATGACCATGCATACCTCCACTCGATCTATTCAATCTCAGACCCCACCTGTTTAAGTGAGGTGTATGTCTACATGACCAAAATATCTGAGAGTGTGAGTTTCAGATATTAATACCAAACCGGATCTTAACTCGAAGTTCTTTAGTATCCTGGGTTATGGTAACACGGTCACATCCTAGACCAACAGATACAGGGAGATGTTCAAAATTACGATCAGCAGACACACCCCAATCACCATTTGCAGGTGTATAAGATCCACTGAAATTGTACTTATGGAATTTTGTAGACGTCGCGGCTGAAAGAGCCGTCTTGAGCTCTTTGCTTGCGTTAACTTCATGATTATAAGCCTGCTCGTAACCTTCTGCTTTCTTTGTTACGGCATCAATGATCTGGTCTTTATTCGTCAGGGTTGCTTGAAGTTGCTTGATGTAACCGTCTCGCTCCTTAATGACCTCCAGTGCTCCTGTCAACTTTTCTTTATCACTGGCATTCGAGGCAAGAAGATCCTTGAATTTACGATCTGTTCCAACGAGTCTTGAACGCATGTCATCAAGAATCACTTGCTGGTCTAGTACTGCTTGCGTGAGTTTGGCAATAACCGGGTTTTGGTTTATCGCCATCTCCACGGCTTGTTGCCCCTGGACTTGCTCTGCGTTGGCCGCTGTAACATGCTCCGTGATCTCTTGCGTGACTTGACCCTTAGACCACTTGGAGCCACAGAAAAAACATGTCCCTCCTAGTAGGAGGGTTAGTATTGAACCGCCAATAATTTTTACTTTAGTCGTTAGGACGGCCACCTTTTCCTCCTACGAACACGGCAAGAAATTCAAAAAGTTTCTTTGTGAAGTAAGGTCCCCCGACAAAAGCCATGAAGATACAATAGGCCAGAAACCAGAGGGTTGTTACTTCATGATATAGGGCGATCGTCAACCAGGCGATGGAGACGAGCATCCCGATGAAGGCCATGATTTTCTTCATCTCTGTTCCACCGCGGCTGAAGAGTGGCATCTAGTTCTCCTCAAATGGGACAAGGAAACCGACAACCTGCATTGATCCAGTGTGGGTAAGGTGGCGCACCTTTTCATAGACACCATCCCCGTTTCTATCCACTAGATTACTATCGGAGGTATTACCTTCGATTGTTTCAAACCGGATATTATCAATGACGTTGGTCACAATGCCAGTATGCCCGCTGGTTGTATTACCATGTCGCCAAATAACAATGTATCCAGGTTCAGGCTTAGTTCTTCGGAGTTCCAGGGGGGACTTGTTCCATACGGTGAGGCAGTGCTCGCTATGGAAGATATTGCTACGACGAGCTACTCGGCGTTCAAGTTCCATGATGCAGAACTGGACAAAGGCCATGCACCATGATTCTCCCTGGGCTTTTCCATCAACAGCGAGTTGGAATTTTTCGACCTCAGGACCGGCATTCGGCCCTACTTCATGGATGCCAACATACTGCCTGGCGATATTGACGAGTTCAGAAAGCATATTGATCCTCGGTTTGGGATTAGAGGCCCCGACATCCATTAGTTATGCCCCTTCTGCTTGTTGAGTCCAATTGTTACATTGTGAGTTTGTTCGACCATTGTTTTGAGTTGAACCTGGGAAATTTGGAGTTCTTGAATATCTAGTTTAATCTGCTTGATATCCTCCTGGTCTGCAGCCCGTTGACCTATTAAGACTGACATCATGGTTTTGGTTTCAATTTGCGCATCATTGAGCTTGTCAAGCTTATTCAGCGCTGAGGTAGCAGTTGTTACAGCTCCGCCTAGAAGCAACATGCCTATAACAGACATGACTTTCCAAAATGGCGAATCCATCATTTTGGCAGTTGCTTTTATTTCGGACACCATATTCTCCTCTGATGTCGGTCCAATAAGCTCGTCTAACTCAGGCTCTGTGGTCATAACGCGCCTTAAGTCTAACTCCTATAGTAATTATACATCCCCGATGGACTGTAAGACAATAAATTGTTTATCCCATGACAAACGAAGGTGTTGTGCGGATGGTCCCCTGGTAGGAACCGTTGACAGGCGTGATGGTGAAGTAGACCGGCTTGGAAAGGTCTACGTCGTCTGCCGAGCGCTCGGCCAGGGTGTAGACCTGACTCGTTCCTGTGAGCGTGGCCCACGTTCGCTTGAGCGTGCCTCCCACGTATGCCTTGACGGTGATGGTGCCTTCCGGCGTGTAGCTCCCGGCAACGTCCTGAGCGATCAGCGTCTGGCCTATGCCCTGCGTGACGCGGTTCCTATGGGACCACGAGAGCGTCACATCGCCCGTGGTCGTGGCAGGCCAGGAGGCATACGCCAGATTGTTGAGCTTGACGTTGCCTGGAGGATAGGGCTTGAGGTAGCGACTGGCCGTGGTGAGGCTCATCTCCACTGCACTTGCGATGGGAAGAACGCCCATCGAATTCCGTGGCAGGAGCTTGACCTTGACTGTGAGATCACTTGCGTAGCCTGACATTGCAGCTCCTTATCCAAATGTGGCCTCGACCCAATTACATCGACACGTAGTATCCGGTTGTGCCGCCGTCCCATTGCGCCCGATAAGGATTCCGAATTTAGTCGGCGTCAGATAGGCGTTGATTGCCTCAGTGTAGTAAGTCGTCCATGTCCTGCCGTCATCAGTTGAGTAACGATATGAGCGCAAAGAAGCGGTCTGCTCGATCTGGACATAGGTGTCCGCAGGGAACTCTGCCTCAGAAGAATACTTCGGGTATGTCCACGCAGGATAACGCACGATTCGCTTCTGCTGTGTCCCGTAGTTGAAGCATTCCCAACTAATCACGTTGTTAGAATCGTCCGCGATGTAGACACCCCAGTGTGAATCGTCTGTCCCACCACTTCCAGTCAGCCTTAGAGTTACTTTGAACACCTGATTAGTAATAGGCCAGTCACCAAAGCAGATGTAGTTATTAGTAGAGTCACCCTGAGCAATATAGTAATACGAAGATGTGCTGGTAGTTGTAGTGTTAGCATTAGCTGTGCGAATGGCCACTGGTGCAGGAAGGTCTGGACGAGTATAGTAATAGGCATAGACACGCACCGAGAAATTCGCCAACGATGCACTGGCACACCACGCATTGACATTAAGCGAGTCCACCCAACATCCACTATAGGCCCCCGAGGCTGCTGTGTTGCCAAGAGCCATCGCCCACGAATTACCGAACACACGACCAACACAGTTGACAAAAGTCACATTGTCAATGGAGTGTGCGACTGACTTAATAGTGTTACTAGTGAGGCTACCAATGGTGAATCCCTGGCGATAGACCCTGTGACCATCCCAAGACTCATACACCGCCGTTTTTTCAAGGCTCCAAGTATCAAGAGACTGAGCATCGCCACTGACGGCAAGAATGCCCCAATAATCAGTCTGTGCTGCAGGATCTGGAGGATTCCCAGTTGTTTCCTGCAGTGCGATGAATGAGCTGCCTTGATATGAAACAGCGTCATTCTTGACATAAGCCGTGGACGCGTTATAGGCATCTTTCCAATTGATGGTGACACCATCAGTTCCCTTGTCACCCTTGTCGCCCTTTGGAAGCACAAAGTCAAGCACGGCATTCTGAGAAGTTCCCGAATTTTGCACGGATGCTGTCGTGCCGCTTTCAACAGTGCCTATCTGAATCGTGGCGGCTGCGCCGGGTATTCCCTGCTCTCCTGGGAGTCCAGATGAACCAGCACCAAGACCTGTACTGCCTATCTGTGTGAGCGAGCATCCTTCGGTCAGGAACCAGACGTGCGCACCAGAGGCATGGTCAGCAGGCACAGAATCGAAGATGCCGCGTAACACCCCGGCAATGGTATACGTGCCGTCTCCGTTGTCGGTGCATGTAGTCCAGGAGATCCATTCATCGTCAACGAGTGCAAGGTTGACACCACGAGCACAACCATCCGCATTGGTATTTGCATCTAGCAACGTATCAAGGTCAGTTCCGGAGATGATGAAGCCAGTTATGTCCTTGGCCGCAGTCTTCGCGCTCCAGATGGCCTGAAGCGTGCCAGATGGCGCAGGGTCGATGGTGTTGGCTTCCAGGTAGCCGTTACCCTCGTTGACCCATACATCTACATCCTCGGTGATAGTATCGCCACGAGTCCCCATGGCAAGAATATTACGCTCAGGCCCAACAATGGAGTAAGGCGCCTCCACCATCTTCTGGAACGCGACGGCCACAGGTAGTGAAGAAGGATTCGACCACGAGCTGGACGTAGAACCTGTGTAGGCAGTTGTGGTCACGCCGAAAATGTCTTCAGTGGCCTCGACCTGAATCTCTCCGACTTCAAGGGCGCCATACTTGATGTTGATGACGCGGCAGGGCATCTTCGAGATGCCAAGGAAGTTGCTCGTAAGCAGGAAGGCGCTCCCAGGGCGAAGACTCCATGCCTTGCGCTTGAGCGTCAGCTCGAAGGCGGCGACCGGGTAGGATAGCTGCTTCCGTTCACGAGCTGCGACGATGCGCGCGTTGGCCAGCTTAGAGATGGCTGGGAAATCCATTGTCTGCACGCGGTCGATGCCCTGCACTGCTCTGTTTCCAGGATCACGGTCTGGGACAGTGCGAATAGTGAAGCCGTTGGCGCGAGAGTTGTAGCGGACGATGACCTTGTTGATGGTGTCTGCCCACGATGGTCTTGTCATCTTGGGATTACTTACGCAATCGGCATCTGTGAACTCCGTAAGATTGGCTGGCGTGTAGTCGGCACGGATCAGCTTCATCGTCCAGAGCCCGGTGACAGGATCGGTGTAGATCGCGGCGTCGATGGTCTGCCGGATGGTTGCCAGCCAGGTATCGGCGCTTTGCGCATCGTCGATGAGCAGACTGATGCCGAGGCCTTCATTGAAGAGTGTAGTGGCCGCTGCGTTGAAGGAGGAGATGTCCAGGCGCGAAATGGAGATGCCCATCCCGCCCTTGGACTTGGGCGTCGTCATCAGGTAGGCCGTGCCATGCGCAGGATTGGCATCTCCGTCGATGTTGGCCTTGGCACTGTCCATGCCCGTGGGAGTGGGACAATGGCGGACCACGAAATGCCACTCCTTCATGTATTTCAGCGTGCCAATATACATCTTCTCCAGGACCGTGTAGCACATGCCCCGGAAGCCAGGGGCTGACTTGCCGCGCTTGGCCGCGTAGTAGGCATTGCCGGTCTGCGAATCGGAACCAAAGTAGAAGGACAGCTTGCCGGAGATGCCGCCCTCGCTCTCCTTGCCGCCGAACAGGTTATCCAGCGCAATGGTCTTCGTGGTTCCGCTTGCCGAGTATGTCCAGGGGAACGAAACCCCAGCATCAGCGAAGCTCTTGTCGCCTACGATGATGTCCAGCACGGCATCAATCGTAGTGGACAGGCCAAGCACACAGCCACAGAAATACTTGCAGCCCACCTTGACCTTCTTCGCACCGATGCCCATGAAGCCACCCGACTTCTTCTTGATGGACTTGGAGCTGACATCCCCGAACCAGAGACAGTTAGGTCCGCGAAGCCTGCACGTTCCCAACACGATGGGGATGGTCTTTCCCTCCTCGGCTGAAGGCTTGGTCCACGAACCAGAATCCTTGAAGCCAGAAGGCGCTTTCTGAAGGATGGCGGATACCGCGCTGAACGCAACCCACATCCAGAACATGAACCACGTCATAGGATGCCTCCTTCGCCGAAGGGACTGGTATCGGGAATGTCATTGCACCCGAAATAGTTGTCCTTGTTCCCATACGCCTCACAGGCTTCTTCTGTGCCCATGCAGCCAGGGTAGGCGATCACGTTCATGCCACTGGCCAGACCATCGAGCGCGTTGAACAGTGTGACCGTGTTTCCAACATGTGAGAGGATGGCCACGCTGGTCCCACAAGCCTCGATCCATCCACCATTGAAATAGCCATCAGCCTTCGTTGCGAATGCTGGAGACGTGATGGTGACGCCAGAGACAGTCGCAAGCGTAGCGTTGAGGAAATAGTCCTGCCGTGACAGCCTGCACCCATCGTCGAAAATCTGATGCACGCAGCCGGACTGCCAGCATAGCGAGGGGATCTTCTCCTTCAGCGCGTTATGCTCCGTGACGGCCTCCAGCTTGCACGCCTCCTCGGACACTGCAGACTTGATGACCCCCGTGAAGGCTGTAGTGATTCCAGAGTCGCCAACATGCCCGCGATAGACGACCACGGACACAGGTTGCGGAGGAAGGAAGGACCTGAACAGCAGCGCGATCTCGTGATCCACCGGAAGCGTGATGGTGATGGTGTCGCTGGAAGTCTCCTCGTTCTTCTCGATGCCTGTCACGTCGATGGCTTCTGGGGCATAGGTGTTCAGGCCGATGGTGATGGGTGCGTCATGGCTCGTATAGTAGCGATCCTCTGTGCCCCAGGAGAACCATATGGCCTCCCAAGGAGCGCCGCCGTAGATGCTGTTTTCCATGCTGTCGTAGGTCATGCCGGAACCTCCAAAGGAAGCTCGATGAATCCGAGGGTGCTCTCCGTCTTGGAGTCGGTTGCGTAGGACAGGCTCAGCTTGTCGTCGGTGAGTCGAACCAGCATCAGGAACGATACAAGGTATCCCTTGGAAAAAGCGACGCCAAGCGAAGCATCAAGCGTGAGCGTTTCGGTGTCGGCGCTTGTGGCCACAGCATTCGTCACCTTGCGGCAGTAGATCACCCGCGATGGCGTGATGAAGGCCAGCCTGCGTCGAGCATTGGCCGGAAACATCAGGTCCGTGTAGCGGATGTTCTCGATGGTGAAGTTCAGGTCCGTGGAGGCCATGTCCGCCGTGAGTTGTAAATCGCGCCTCCAGGTGGGAGCCCAGAAGGGCACCGCCGAGCCCTTGCGCGCGAGGAACCACGTCTTCAGGGCTGCGATGTCGGCATGCGTGTAGCAAGGCCACGCGAACGGGATGCTGTATCGTGGCTGTGCATCCAGGGCTTGATGCCACTGCTTACCATAGCCATGGTCGATGCCAAGCATGGAACGCGCAAGGGCATCTTCGCGATCAGGCGTGCCCATGGGCTCCTTCTCTAGCAGATTGAAGCCAGCGTAATCGGTCATGTCAGGGCCTCACAGGCGAAGGTGAACGTGTTGGCGGTGAGCCAGTTCGTAGGTCTGCCCAGCGACTGTTCATCGGAAAGCCTGCCACGCCTCAGCGGCACAAGCCACGCTCCCGCAGGCCACGCCGACAAGGCGGCAGATGCAAGCGTGAGCTGTGACGCAGTGAGCGTAGATATGGCGAAGGCCTCAAAATGATGCTGATCAACCCATACCATGCACAGGCCGTCAGCCTCGAAGGATGGCAAATTAGTGAAGGTGCCTGATGCTGTAGTTCCTCCAATCGGGATGTCCACAGTGAGGAGCGTCTTTTCAGGCCATACGGGCACGCCATAGAGCTGATGGCTCCATCCGTAGAGCAGAGTTTCGAGCGCAAGCGCGTCACGGTTCGTCTTGGACAGCACACGGAAACTTAATTCGTAGCGCGGAATGGTGCGGAGCTGCATGCGATGCTCGGAGGTATCCAGCCCTTTCGTAATCACCGTCTTGAATTCCAGTGTCTCGTTGTATGGCTCGCTCCAATCCATGCATGGCGAGAACACCTGGATTCGAGTACCTGTGATAGTGCTAACAATGCCAGGTTCGCCGCCAAACGACCACGTAATCACATTGGCCACGTTCATCGATCCGTTCCTAGGCATGACTGCTGCGTAGACTGTGGATTCGCCAGGGCCGAATACGCCGGACTGGCGCCCGACTAGCTTAAGACCGCCGATGCCAGAAATGACGACTGATGCCAGGGTCTTCTCCTCGCGCCTGTGGCTGTTCCACACTTCGATGGTCCATTCCCGCTGTGCAAGGATGGAGCCAAGCGCCGTCTGTGTAGGCAGCACGTTCACAAGATCGAAGATCGTCTCGCCAAGGCAGGCTTGCTCAACGCCTACATAATCAACATGCGACCGCGTGGGGCTCCCAGAAGACATAGATCCGATATGATCACTGGCGTTGATAACGATAGGCCCAGTGACAGGTTGAAATTCCAAGTTGACCAAGTTGCCAGTCAACACGGCCTGCTGAATAGCCAGCAGCCCCATCGCCGCAGTCCCAGCATAGTCAGTCATCATGCCACCTTCTTGACCGCAAATTTAGGAAACACGATATAGTGATCCGCTCCGCGCACCAATTCAGCTCCTAACGACATGCCATGCTCAGTCGCTGTGCAGGCATAGATTTTAGGAACTCGACCGATTAGCGAGTAGCCACCTTCAGCGCGAGTTACATATAGGTGAATTGGAGCTAGAAGATGCTGAAAGTTACCTGCATTGAATAGACGATTCTGAAACTCACTGGTGCTTGAATCAGAATTGCCATATCCACCATAACAAGGAATGCCTGTAGGCGGAACATTCAATAGCGTATTCAACGACTTAAAATTCAATGGTGTGTAGATTCGGGCATCTAGCGTAGTGCAGTCAGCATCGGTAGTATTCGTTGTAATGTAGGAACCTTCACCAACGCCTATCCATTGATTCAAAGTGTTGTCTACATCGATACGCACAAGTGCCGCATGCTCTTGACCATTGTAGAATGGTGCGGGTGCTATTGTTGTATACCCAGCCGTGTATGGAGCTGTGACGCCAAGTGTCGATGAATTAGAAGCAAAAAAGTAAGCTCCACCTGTCCAAGTCCCAACCTTAATGACGTTGCCCCAGCCAAGGTAACTGGTAATACCGGGATAGCCCTCTATTACAATGATGATGTTGTCGTTTTCATCACTAAAACAATATAAGCCATTCAGTGGCCCGCACACGCTTCCTGCAGATCCTAATTTTACGCAAGGGCGCATTCCAAGATTGGCGTCATGCCAAGTCCTTGGTGATCCAGGCTGCACACTCCAATCTTTAGATGAATCAAAACCTGTGGACAAATTTACGAATATCCCCCAGCCCGAGCCATACCAGAAACCAGAGCCAGCAGTCTCATTATGAAAAGCGCGCAAATTAACATACAAATTGTTCTTGCTAAGATGCGCGCGCCAACCATTGCCACTTGCCTGAGACATATTGACCGCCCATCCGAGCGATTGCAGCCACACAACGATCTTTTGTAACGCGTCAGTAGGAGATGTGAGAGTGTCATGGTAGTAGGACATTGTTTCCTCCTAGACAAGCCTGAATGCTGCAAAGTCGCTACGGTCTGATCTGTAGATGTTGGGCACTACGAGCCAGCGTTCTCTATTGGAGAGGATGATATTCTCCGCACTTTGCAGATAACCAGGCACAGCAGCGACGCCTGTCAGCTCGCCATACTGCGCCGTCTGTTCGTTGGGAATGATGGGGAACAGCGGATACGTGCCGTCCATGTTCGTAATGGTGTAAGTGAACGAGATCGGTCCACTGACGAACGGCCACAGGCCGCCATCAGGCTCAGCGGTTCCACCTTGGAAAGTCTTCCAGGTGCCGTCCATCTTGCGCACCAGGAGTGGTGAGCTAGACCCATTGAGCCCCTTCCAGAATGCGCTGTGCTCGTTCCCCGTGTAACTCCACCGCCAGCTCGTGGATGTCGTAGCGGGCTCTGTGGAAAAGCGTGCACTGCCACCGATGAAGAGCGGATAGGGATGTGCTCCGGGGTTCATATACTTGTCAATGAAACCCATGTAGCCGCTCTCGTAGACAGTGCCCACAGCCGCGACAATGGCGACGTGCGCGCCATCCGCGATGAACCAATACGGGATGTTGCCGCTGGTAAGGAACAGGTGATTGACGGTCATCGCGCCGAGCTGATTGGCGAACGTTAGCCCAGACGTGAATCCGACGAAGGCTCCGAGTCTCCAGTTGTAATAATCCGTGGCGACGTGGTAGTAGGGATAGACACCGAAGTAGATGTCGTCCATGTTGGCGTTGCCGGGGGCCTTCCAAATGCAGCCAGCATACGCGACGTTGGGACCGAGAAGCGTTTCGTAGAGCCCGAACCCGGCGACGGTAGTATTTACAGTCGATCCATTGTTCGCCGTGATGTTGAGCCTGAATCGTTTGGCCGTGATGGATGCAGCCAACGTGAAGTATCGCCTCTGGCCCTGGGACCATGCCGTCTGACCTGTCTGCGTGTCACCCACGACCCACGCCGACGTATTCTCGTCATAATACTCTAAAGTCCAAGCCGCGGGACAAGTCGTAGGCGC